ACCAGCACCGCCGCCAGTACCAAAAGAAAACTGCAAGTTAGCATAATTTCCAGGAATGTTTGCAGTAATCAATGCACCACTACCACCAACACCACCTCTTGCTGATCCATCTTGAGGACCAGCACTACCAACAAATCCACCAGATTGACAACCAGAGTTAGCATTTCCATTGCCTCCTCCACCGCCACCACCAGCGACTCTTAGTTGAGTTGTTCTACTTGCCTCACCAGGATATGGTGCTGGTGGAGTATATACTGTTCCAGTTTGATTGAACCACCCAGTGCTAGTTGTAGTTTGGAATGTCTCAGATACACCATTACCACCAGACCCACTAAAAGGACTACCTTCAATTTGCCCTCCAGCACCAGGACCAGGAGTAGTTCCTGTAGAGGAATTACCATTAGCACCCAAGTTTGCGGTATATGTAAACAATGGATTGTTAATTAGATCCTGAGGAATCAAAAATGATCCACCAGTTCCTCCTCCACCACCAAGATCTCCAGCATCACCACCTTCACCACCATATGCGTAGATAGTATAGAAGTTTCCATCAAGTTCAAAAGATGCGTAAGTATATCCAGCATCACCACCACTTGAGAATGTTCCTCCACCACCTCCACCAGGAGCTTTTAGTTCTACTTCTAGGAGAGCAACTTGACCTGTTTCAGCAGGAACTGGATCAGTATTAATAGTACCATTTCCAAATTGTTCCTCAAACTGGAATGTAACACCAGTACCAGGAATTACAAATACTTCAGTTTTACCTCCAATACCAGTGTTGTTATCAACAACATACATTTTTGGTGGAGGAGTTGTTGTAATATCTACAAAATATCCTGGTGCAAGTCTAGCAGTTTTAGAATTACCTGCCGCAACATTGGTAACACCAGCAGGTGCCTCATATGTAAATGTATCTCCACCAAGTTGATTATTATCTTGAACTACAAATGAACCATTGAAAGCTTCAGGAATAGCACCAGCAATTTCAACTGTCTTTCCTGCTAAGAATCCATGATTTTCTTCAGTTGTAACTAGACACCAGTTATTTGCAGAATCATATGTAATGCTAAGCACACCAATATAAGTAGATCCCGTGATTGGGTATTCACCCTCTGGATTTGGTGGTTCGGTAGTAATACCACCACGCAATCCAATTGCTTGAATGCCATACATGTCGTTAGCATTAGCATTTCCAGCAGGAACTTGATCACCTTGCTCTACACCACCAGTTCCTTGACTGGGATCACCACCCCCAGCTGGTCTAACAACCATTTTGATTTTTACAGTTTGATTTGGTTGGTTCTGTAATGCTGCAGGAATAGTGATCGTACTTGCTGTCCAATATGCATAGACAGCATCATACTGAGCAAATCCAGTAAGATCACCATTATCAATATTAAATCTTCTACCAGATGGAATAATTATAGTTTCTGATCCATCCGAGAATTCTACTATCAAACTCTCTTCTGGGTTGTTAGGTCTCTCTCCGCCATTGCTATCATTGCCTGCAATAGCATAGATAAAGAACTCTGTATAACCAGTGAAATCCATAGTGTATGTTACACTTCTGGTCAATTTCAAGGAACCAGGATCATTAATACTAGAAGTATTTTTGTATCCAAATGCTAGATATCTATTACTCTGTGCAATGCCTGGTTTATTGAATCCTTCATATTCACCAGTTCCAGGTCCATGTGGTTCCAATGAGATGTCATCATATACTGCTGTATTAGCAAGAATGGGATCACTTACATCATACAGTACGTTTGCTGGTGTGTTGGGATCTTGTCCACCAATACCAGCAGTATTACCATAAGTAGCAGCATTTGGATCATTTAGTCTATCTCTTGTTAGACCATGGGAGTGACCTAATGCTACACCACCAGACGTTGCTGGTTCAAACAATGCAATGTTTGCTCTAGTTTTGCTATACATGACAGCAAACTCATCCCAGTTGATAGCACCAACTTCATTATCATTCAATTCATCTGGTTCACAAGATAGAATCTTATGATTATGCTCTGCTGGTCTAGTAAAGATGTGATCATCCAGTGGACCAACTCTATAACTTACGTCACCTGTGAGATATGTGAATATATCTGATTGAATATCCGAGTATCCTCTTGTTCTTACATCACCTACAGTAAAGAATACACCACCATCGAGAAGATCATCCTTACTGATGTACCACTGTCCACCAGTTTGTCCTACTCGATTGACTAGTGCGTTCTCAACAGTTGGTGATCCATCACCATCTACACCACCAAGACCTACAACAATTTTATCTCTATAATCTGGTAGTGTGAACGTACCAACATTATATGGATAATCTCTAAGACTGAAAGATTTACTAAAAATCGTAGCAGGGTGATTTGCTAAACCAAAAACATATGCTGTATTTACAAAAGTAGTAGGATCTACACCATCTGGGAATACAATTTTATATGCAAATTCTGTATTGGTCAGACTCAGTGATTGCAGTTCTGCCTGTGTTGGTGCCTCAGTACCATAGAATGTATTGTAAGACCATTCATTTGGATTTAGAGCACCAAGACCATTTCCAGGTGGTGTGTTGCCAGTGTTGTCAAAGAATCTAAAGTTAGAGCCATATGGATATGGCATCTTTACATTACCCTGAACACTAGAGTCTTGGTTTACAATAACAAACCAGGGAGTGCTAGCATCTGCTGGATCCAATCTTACAATATATTTGATACCACCAGCAACTGTAGGATTTAGTACCTGCTGAGCAGTGGCACCACCATATTCATTTCTAATTACATTGTATAGTTGAGGATAATCTCTAATTTTTACCGAAGATCCATCACAATACAAATAATCTTTATATGCAAATTCTTCTGCTTCTAATCCACTACCAGCACCTGCCTGAATTGTTGTTTTACCAGAAAAACTATCAACTAAGACAGGAAATATAGATCCACAAGGAGCATAGTTTGCCTCATGCTCCTGCTTATAGTTACCGAATTTATTTCTATAAGAGGCTGTCATTAGAATTTAATTAGAAACTCTTGTACAATGTATGGTTGAATAAATTGATCTGCTTTGTTTTGACTATTCGTTTGAATCTGAATAGTAGAAACAAGAGGGGCAGCAGGGATGAACGCTGGAGTTGTGTTCACAACATATGTATGCGGGTCTGCACTAAAGTTGACAAAGTGTCTGTGTATTGCTTCATCACCAAAACTTTCTACTTCAACAGTTCTATTTGAAATAGCTGAGTAACCAGGAGTGTCATCAGTTTTCACAGAATCCCATGGTACAGTCGGATCCGAATAGTTTGGTGTCAACTGCTGCGAAGCTCTCTGTGCTCTGGCGTTACCTGGGTCAATACCAGCGAAACCATTACATTCACATTTAGAAAATAGTGTTCCAGTATATTGAACTGTACCACATGTTTCTTGGTCGGGAGCACCAGCGCCACCAGCACATCCAGAAGTTACTCCACTCCATAACGGATATCCACAACTAGTTCCATCAGGAATCAAACACTCATATCTTGCCCCAGCAAAGTCACAACCAGTAAAACATGCACCATAATAGTATCTAATACATCTACCAACGATTCCAAAACCACCACCATATGGATCTGATGCTTGGTCAATAGTAGCAGTTCTAATTCTACCTGCTGCTAGCATACAAAGTGGTTGATATGTATTTTCATACCATCCACCCTGTGGCATAGTAGCATTGCCAACAGATTTTGTCACGCAAAGCGTAGACTTACGAGTGTAGAAATTTCTACCAATACTATTGAATTCATTACCTAATGAAGACGCAAGTCTAGTTCTAGTACCATCATGAAAGTGTGCATGTGGAAGGAATGCAGTTTGTAATACTTCGGTAGTTTCAGTATAGTTTCCTGTTGCTCTTGTAAATCCAGGTTGTCCTGTAATTACAATCTGCTGTGATGGAAGAAAGAAATTACCCTGGTACTGAATTTCATATGTAGTTCCAATGTTACTTTGAACTTCCAATCCTACACCAGACTTGACAATATCCTCTCCAGCATCATCTTCAATACGAAGATCAACTTCTAATCCTAAGTTAGAACCAGAAGATGCTCTTAGTTTCTTTGATCCATAGTCAGGAACTTGAAACTGATTATCTAAAAGAGTTTGAGTTGGTTTTCTAAATCTACAACTCTGACCAGTGCCTAAGATAGTAGCAAGTTCTGGAAAAACCTCTGCAGAATAAACAGTTCCGTCACAACGCAGATATCCAGAAGGAAGTAATTCCTTACGTGTTTGATCTTCTGGATCATTTGTAGGAAGTTCTCTTGCCCAATGGATAATAGTTCCAGTATTCGTTCCTACCTTCGATTTTTCTTTACTATAGAATACTGCCATCAGAATGCCCTTATTACAACTAGTGTGGTTAACGAAGGTGTGTTAGGATTGATTTGAACGCTCAAAGCCTTGTCAACACTAACAGGTGCAATAGTTCCTGTTGTCATATTATTTATGAGGATAGTGCCAGGAACACGCATTTGTCCTAGGGTCATTGATAAGTCAATAGTAAAGTGATTGTGAGATCCTAATGCGGTAGAATTCCACGAGTCAGTATTATGGTTGAGAGTAACAGGATAAGTTCCCTGAGTTCTTGCAGCAGAGGCATCAACACCTGGGTAGAAGTTCAATAAACCTTGATAGTTACCAGGAGGAGGAAATTTCTGAGCAATAGCAGGAGCTTGCTGAGATGGTAGACAACTGTAGTCATCAGCATATGAATTTAGTGTCTGTCCATATGGAGAAATATTTCTGGCATTTGCTGGACTTCTGCTTGCTGGCAACACTGGAGTTTCAGTAACAAAATCATGGAATGTATCCATGGTTGGCAAACTCTGGTTGTTTGGATCATACCAAGTAAGATTTACTGTACCAGGATTGAATCTATCTGCGATCTCATTCTGATCTTCTGCGTTTACAGAGTCAGCAGTAGTCCATTCATTATCCTGAGTAACATAGTTACCAGGAATGAAGAATGCAATATATCTGCCAGATGGTTGAGCAGATGGATATGGATCTGCATTCTCACCCGTAGGTCTAGGGTGAGTGTGTGGAGGGGTGTGGTCAATGCCCAGTTTTCTGGGAATAGTTCTATATGTATCGAAGTATGCTGGTTCCTGTAAACTAACTCCAGTAATTTTACCAGACAACAAACTATCTGGTTCTACTTGGAAATTAACATCAATATATGATACTACATTACTGAGTGGAGCAGCATCATTACCATTCTCTGTAATATATTCACCAACAACAAATTGATCTGATGGATCTAGACGAGACTCTTCTAAGTCAACCAGTGATGTATTATTCAAACTAGGTAAGACAAATACATCTGTCTCAGTATAATTTGGATATGAATTTTGAATACCAACTGGTGGACCACCTTGTTCTTGGAAAGGACCGTATGCATTACCAAGTAATTGTGCTAGCAATGGGTAATCAATAGCACGTACAGTTTGACCTCTACATGGAAGATAACCTTTTGGAATTGCTTCATCTAGCAGTGCGGATGTACTGGCAGAACCAGTCCAAGGCACAATGGTCCCAATAGGAACTGCTTTTTGTGCCTTGATTCTATTGTAACTTGCCATTTATCAGACCTCCATTAGCCACCAACCTTGTACGGATGTTGGGATTCCAACCTGACCATTGTTATCGGTTCCTCCTAGGTATACGAGTGTGAATGCTGCGTTTGGTGTCTGTACAACCAATTCACCAGATGGATAAGGAGTAATTCTATCTCCAAGCAGTGTGCCTGTAGAATCTCCTTGAATCTTAGTTCCAGAAGCTTCTGGAGTTCTAAGTACCAGTGAAGTGTTGTAAGTTAGATTTCCACCAACCTCAACAATCTTGACAGTATCGCCTGTAACAGCAGTAGCAGGTAGTGTTAGGATTAGAGTGGAAGATGCCTGTACATTGACACAGTAAACAATGTTTGGCGTTAGTGTTAGATCCTCTTCTGGAGATGCAGCAGAGATGTATCTAGTATGTCTACCACCACCAGAGGTGTAGAAGTTAGTGATACCGAACGAATCGATAGCATTGTCTTGCTTGACACTAAACTTCTTAGTTCCATTGACACCTAGGTTCTTGATAGCGAGTTGATCAATAGTATCGGAAGGTGTTGCAGATGCGAAACCTTCGATTGTGAGTGTTCTCTCAGCACCTACGTTACCAAGGTTATCAACGAAGAACGATGGAACTGTGGAATCTGGACTTGTAATGACGTTCTCAGGGTCCTGTGCGCTGAACAGGTAGAAGTCGCCACGAGCAACAATACCACAATCCCAAGTTATTAGACCTTGGTGATCAGCGTGACCATCATCATTGATAACTCTGAAGAGTTGTGTCTGATTTACAGA